GTTGATCGTATAGTGGCTTACCTTCCCACTCTTCTGCTTTTGTTACTTTTTTACTATCTGCTTCTGCTGCATATAATGCACGTTGTTGTTGAACTGCTGAGCCTCTTGTTTTATGGCAACCATGTGCTCCTGATGGTCCTACTACAGCATATCCGCCCTTGCATCCTGGGCCGTTTCTAATAATATCGTAAGGCATAGTTAAATTATATCACCTTCTTTTAGTATCATTTTCATGCTTATAAATAAGGTTTTCAAGAAAAAATCTTTCTTCATCTGGTAGAGTATCTTTGACTTTCATTACATGCTCTATATCTTTAATCATAACCATTGGGGTACCGTCTTTATCAAACATCATTTCAATGTGACCATCATTCCATAGTTTAAATGCTAGTTCGTTGATCATCTTAAAATGTTCATCAAATAGTTCTGGCATTAATTCTTGACACTTAGGTGTTAATCCAAAGGTAAACTGTCCACTTTTTTCATCGAACCCTATGACTTCTAATACTCCCATTTCTATAAGTTTTTCAATTAAACTACTATACTCTTCTTCGTTCATATCATCGATCATACTAATCTATACCCTCCACTAAACCAAGATTCTTGTTTTGGCTTTATTTTATCTGGTAAAAAGTCATCTGCGTTATCTGAGTCTACTCCACCTTTGGACCAAGTATGTATATCTACTTCTTTAATTCTATTTCTTTCTGTGTTTACAATTGCATTATAAACAGATCCACACATAGCGTCTGCCAAGTCTTTAGACTTTTTGCGAGGGTGATCAACCTTACTTCCTATAATTCTAAGTTCTAACAATTCTTCTAATAATATATCAATATGAGGTGCCATTACTCTTTCTTCATAGAATAGCATAGTCAAATCTTCATAGTGTTTCTTTGCTACAGATAGAGTATCAGTCTTTATTCCTACCTGTTTTAATTCTTGTTGAATATCAAACGATTGCCAACGATCGAATGTTACTAATCCTAATTGAAAACCTTGTCTTCTTAAATCTATAATCCAATTTTTAACTTCACTAAGGTCTACTGGACCTTCTCTTTTTGGCTCCCACCAAGCGATGGCGTCTACAACTACATATGGAACTATCTGTTCATAATTATTAAATGATTGAACGCTAACCCATTTATCAACATGGGCAATTGAGACTGCACACTTATCATGTTTTTGTGCCAAGTCAGCGTGAACATAGTATACAACGTCTTCTTTTGGTTTAAAGTTTATGTCAAATCTTCTAGCGTTATCTAATGGATTACGAACCGATAAAGCCTTTTCTATTTTATCTCTTGATTTAAAGAAAGCATCTGATGATACTGTTGGCATACAAGCAAAACGCATTAGTGCATCCCCTGGGTCGGTTAAAAATGCTATCTTAAAATCTTCAATCTTTCTTGTTGGATTCATTTCCCAAGTTGGTCTACGCAAGGCAAATACACCTGGATATTTATATGCTTCTATGTGATCTTCGTCCCACTCTACTTCAAATGAATTGTTTGGATCTTCTTCACTCATTAATGGATTAATTACAAATTTATGTTTTCTAAGTACTGTTTGTTTTTCTGCAACAACATCCTCATATCTTTTGGAAATAAAATCACCTTTATATCTAGGAAATGAAAGTAAGATTACTTTTCCATAGTCAGGGAAACGAGAATCTACAGAACCTCTAAATGCTTTATACAGGTTATCTGCAGTTTTACCTTGATCATTTCCACCAGAACCTTCCATTGAGAATCCAGATATTTCATCAAGAACTGCTAAGACTAAGTTTAGTCCTTCCGCTGATTCTCTTTCAGAGTGACCAGAGTAAACTGTAATTGCTTTATTAAATTCTATATTGTCTACTTTTGCTTCATATTTTCCTGCAAACCATGGAGACTGTTCAATTTTTGATTTAAAACCCTTAAAGAATACGTTCTTTGCTTGTTGTGCGTTTACTGCTACGTTAATAAGATCTATAGCGTCACCACTTGGTTTTCCAAAATATTTAGAAGGATCTTTTAAGCACAGTAGTTTATATACAAGATAAGCACATCCAATAGTAGAAGTGTGATCTTTACCACTACCTTTGCCACACATTAGAATAACTTCTTGCTTTGTATATTTTTTATAATGCTCTTCGCCTTTTTCTTTTCCAAACAGCCTTATCAAATCTTCTTTTTTATATATTTGACTCATGCATTCTGCAAGTGTGTATTGGTATTCAGACAACTGAGGTTGATTTAAAAAGTCTTTTCCAGTAACAAATGTTTTTATATCTACTGGCTCTTGTTCAAATGGACTTTCGTCTAGTGCCTCAATAAAGTCACTAAAATCAATCGTTGTCAATTACAACCACCTCAGTTTGAATCTCTGAAAGTCTTTTCATAATTTCTTCTCTAATTTCAGGATGGCTGGTTGCAATATCTTTTAGTATTTTAATAAGTATGTCGTGCTTTCTTTCCATTTCAATAATTTGTTCTGCTATTTCTTTGTTGTCTAATAAACCTGCTTTTTGTAACATTTCAAGTCTTTTAGTTTCAATGTCTGCAATAAGTTTAATTGATGTAGTTTTTGCTGTTAGGTTTGCTGTTTGATCTGCTGAATCAATGACTTCGTATGCTTTTTTAATTAGAGATGAAAAATGTTGGTCTGCACCAGCAAGTGCTTCTTTTGCTCTTGCATGAATGGCTTGATTATTAGATGCCATAATACGCCAGTCATTTAATAATGACATAACTCTTGGTCTAGGAATATCTAAGGATCGTGAAATTTCTGCAGCGTCAAAACCCTTTAGGTATTCAGAAGCGACTTGATTAACTAAATCTAAGTGTTTTACTAAATCATCCGTGCTCATTTAACGTCCTTAATAGTACAAGGTAGCCAATAAGATCAAGTATTGTATCCTCTGATGCATATTCGCTCCCTTTCTTTATTCTATTTAGTTTATCATCAATTCTTATATATAGTTGTTCTTTAGGGTCTGACTTACTAAATATATTAATAGGGTGACTATATGAACTACCATATGACTTATTCTTATTAATCAATAACTCTGCTATATCAAGACATTCATCTAATATTTTTCTACCCGCTGGTGCTTGAGTTGATATGTCACTAATAAACTTCATTCTATTTTCTCTTTGCTTATCAAAGTCTGGTGTTACATACTCAGCCATTATTTCCTCTTTGTTTTCTTAATCTTGAATTTTGCCATGTATACATAGATAGTTTCTGCACTGCAGCCGCATTCTTTTGCAACTTCTTCAGGAGTTTTCTTATCATGTATAATCCTTTTTGTTAACCATAACTGGTTAGTATATAACTTCATTTTATCACTACCCCTGTGCCTTGTCAACATTCGTAGGCTCATTTGCAAGTTTATGCCAGTTATTACTTGAGTACCAACCTATTGCTATTGAGTCAGCCACATCGTCATCCTCTACGTTTAAATCAAATTCTATATTAATTTTCTTTATAGTTCTTGCTTTTCTAAATTCTCTTTCTTTTTGTTTATACCATGAGAATGATTTGTCATGTCCATATAAATCCCTAATTGCTAATTTTTCTTCTTTCTTAAGTTTACCGTTTCCTATCCAGTTCTGCCAAGCAACTGGTGAGCATGAGGCAACAACTCTGTTTCCAGATGTCTGTGCTGATCCTATAATTGCTCCTTGCACCAAGGCAAGATTCATTGCAGTTTTTTGTGAGTTTGTATAAATTGCTGATTCTATAACTATTGCATCTATTTCAAAGTCTTTTAAAAAAGGTATTAACTTTTTACAGGCATCTCCAGCCTTTTCATATACATGCTTTCCATGAAAGTTAATCTTTCCAAACTTGTGTAAAACTCCCTCTTTAAATATAGAAAACGCCATAGAGTTTGTAGATGCATCTATAGCCATAATAGTTTTAGGGTGTCCAATATATAATAACTTATTCTTTTTCATAGTCAAAATATCCTCTAATTTCTTTTATTAATTTGTCAAACTGTTTATTATTTACAAGACAACTGTCACAAAACTTAGAATCATTGTATACGCTTAGCAAAGTATTACAGCCTCCTGCACATCTTCTTTCTTTTTTAAGTCTGGTTTTAAATTTAGACTGCTGATATCTTTGAGATATTTTTTGTTTTGTTGATTCAACCCTGCATTCTGATGAACAGTATACTTGGTTTCTAATATTAGACTCAAATTCTTTTTCGCACCACTGACATACTTTTATCATTCAAGGTCTTTCCTAGCCTCGATTTTTATATCCCCAACTGGTTTAGTCTGGCATACTTTCAAAAACATGCAACCTTTACAATCTTTAGAGTTATACTTTACTCTATATGGATTCTCTGGCAATTTGTTTTCTTTAAACGCAGCCTCTACACTTTTCATCCAGTCGAAGAAATAGTTAATAAAGTCTTTATACTTTTGGTTAAGCCTAATAGGGAACATCAACATTTCATGATTATTTTTATTTTCATATATTAATACCCCAAAAGCCTTTTTCATAATTTTCATATAAATCAACAGTTGTTCTATATGATACTTAGCAGGCTTCTTTGTT